ATGAAAGACTGGATTCAACGACGTTTTTTAAGCCGTTCTGCGGATGCTGTGCCAGCGGCCAAGGCTAGCAGGGCGGGGCATTTGATGGTTTATGGCCAGCTGAATCAGCCGCGCTGGACACCGCGGCGCTACGACATGCTGGCTGAGGAGGGGTATCGGCGCAACGTGGTGGCCTTTCGCTGCATTAAGGAGATTGCGCAGGGGGCGGCGGGGGTTCCCTGGATTTTGTATCAGGGCGATCAGGAGCTGGTTGAGCACCCGTTGCTGCGGCTGCTGACCAACCCCAACCCCACGCAGGGGCAGGCCAGTTGGGCTGAGATGCTGTACAGCAACCTGCTGATTGCCGGCAATGCCTATATCGAGGCGGTGGGGGATGGTGACCAGCTGCCGCGCGAGCTTTGGGTGCTGCGCCCCGATCGGATGACGGTGGTGGCGGGGATGTACGGCGTGCCAAAGGCTTATGAATACCAGATCAACGGCCAAGTCTACCGCTGGTCGGCGGATGTGGCCAATGGCGCATCCCCCATCCTGCATCTGAAAAGCTTTCATCCGTTGGATGATTGGTACGGCCTGAGCCCGATGGAGGCGGCGGCCTATGCGATTGATCAGCACAACGAGGCATCCAAATGGAACCAATCGCTGTTGCAAAACGGCGCACGCCCCAGCGGCGCGCTGGTGGTTCAGATGAGCAAGGATGGGGATGCCAGCCTGAGCAGCGAACAGTTTGATCGGCTGAAAGCGCAGCTGGATGAGCAGTACAGCGGCCCTGTCAACGCGGGCAGACCGATGCTGTTGGAGGGCGGGTTGCAGTGGGTGGACATGATGATGAACCCCAGGGATTTGGATTACCTGAACGCCCGCTATGCCGCTGCGCGTGAGATCGCCCTGGCCTTTGGCTATCCCCCCATGCTGTTGGGGATTCCGGGCGACAACACCTATAACAACCAGCGCGAGGCAAGGGTGGCGTTGTGGGAGCAAACCATCCTGCCGTTGGTGCACCAGCTGCGCGACGGGCTGAACAACTGGCTGCTGCGGCAGGCTTACGGGGTGGGGGAGGCGCCGTTGCGGATTGATTACGATCCAGATGCCATCAGCGCCCTGTCGCTGCGCCGTGAACAGCTGTGGGACAAACTGAACAAGGCGGAGTTTCTTAGCACCGATGAGAAGCGTCAGGCTGCTGGGTATGGGGTGATGGGCTAGCTGGGCTTGGAGTTGTTTGGGTTTTTTGGGGCTTGGTGGAGACAATCTGCCAAGTCTTTTTTTGTTTCTTAAGGGGATGTTGTGATGAGACAAGGATTGGTTTTGCTAACCGCGCCAGCGGTTGAGCCGGCCACGTTGGTTGAGGCGAAAAGCTATTTGGGTGTGCTGGATCCGGCCGAAGATGCGCTGATCGGCAATTTGATTACCGCTGCCAGACAGGCGGTGGAGAGCTATACGGGGCGGGTGTTGATCACCCAAAGTTGGCGTCTGACGCTGGACAACTGGCCAGAACCTAAGGTTGGGGTGGGATCGGACTGGTTAAGCCTGCAACAGGATTGGCCAGCGCAGTTTTCTGGGAACGGTGGACTGGTGGTGGTTGAGTTGCCCAAGGCGCCGCTGCAAAGCGTTAGCGGGGTTCGGGTGTACGACAGCAGCGGGGTGGCCAGCACGGTTGCGCCGTCCGCCTATGTCGTGGACACCACCACCACGCCAAGCCGGTTGGTGTTTGGCAGCAATATCAGCCTGCCCGCGGTGGGGCAGGTGGCACGCGGCATTGAGATCGATTTTGTTGCCGGTTATGGCGCCTCAGCCACCAGCCTGCCAGCCATGCTGCGTCAGGCGGTGTTGGCGGGGGTTAAGGTTTTGTACGAGCGGTCGGGTGGCGCCATGTCGAGCGCGTTGCGGTTGGCCGAGCTGTTCAAGCTGAAAAGGATATAGAGGATGAGCGACACGGTTTTAACCCTTAGCCTTGCGGGCTTTCCCCCCCTTGGTTTGCCGCGGGTGGAGCAGGAGCTGCGCCCGATTGCCCAACATGCAACCCGCCGCACGGTGAATGGGGCGTTGCAGGACAGCGGTTGGAGCGGCTGGCAGAAATTTGAGACGGTCATTACCTGCGAGTTGCCCCTGCCGCCTGCTTTGGGCGGGATTTGGCCGGGGATGGCGGTCACGGTTGGTTGCGTGTTGCCGCTTTGTGAGCAATTAAGCGGCGCAACCAGCAAAACCTTGGCGAAAACGCCGGTGGCGGGCAGCGTTTATGCGGTGGATGGGCTTGGCAACCCGATTGCGGTGGTCAGCCTTAGCGGCAAGCTGCTGACGCTGGCCAGTTTTAGCGGCACCGCCAGCATCACCTATCGCCCCAGCCTTAGCATGCGGGTGGTGGATTTGCGTCTGACCACCAAGGAGGCGCCGCGTGGCAGCCGTAATGCCGGCGGTTGGCGGCTGGAATTAAGCGAGATTTAGGGGGTCAAAACATGTTGTATTTTGCTTGGGTGGATGCCAACGAGGCTTGGAATGCCAGCCTGCATGCTCTTGAGGATGAGGCGTTGTTGCAGGTGGATCTGCAGCAGCTGGAGGGCAAGCCGGCGCAATTGCAGATTTTGGTGCGGAACCCAGGTCAGGGCTTGCTGAACCCCGCGCGCAAGACCCGCGCCTTTCTGAGCCATCAGGGGGCTGGGCAAAGCGTGCCGGTGTTGATGTTTGCGGGTCGGGTGATTGCGGTGGCGCAGGTGGACGGCAGCGAGCTGGTCCGCATCACCCTGACCGCCCTGCCTAATGACGCGGCGGCGTTGCTGCAGAGCTTTAGCGCTGGGTTAAAGGTGGCGCCCTATTGGGATGATTTGTTTGTCAGCCCCAGCCGTCGTGATGATCCGGATGAGGTGTTAAAGGCGAGAGATGCGGTGTATTGTTGGGACAAGCTGACCAACACGGTGTCGTTAAGCGGCCTGTTTGTCGGCAATCAAAGCCTGAATCTTGGCCAAAATTTTTTCTACGACAGTTTGCAGCAGGAATTGGCTGAAACGCCGCTTAGCGCGGTTGAGATGACGGTGGTGGCCGAATGGGCGCAGCAGGCGCGCGGTATAACCGACGTAACCCGCCGGATTGAGCGGGCCTTTGGCGGGCAAAAAATCAACAGCCTGACCGGCCGGGATTTGGCGGCGCGGTGGCCATCGGCGGCCAAGCTGATTAATCGGCAATCGGGCTATCAGGTGGATCAGGCGCAGTTGCAGGAATATGTGCCGCCAGCTGGTGCCGCCAGTGTGTATCCCACCGCCAGCGTGTCGGTGGAGATGGGGGTTGAGGAGTACCCCTATCCAGCTGGTGTCACCAAGCCTGCGGGCAATAGCCGGCCGTTGTTTGTGAAGCGTTGGTGGTTTAACGCCAAGCTGGTGCTGAGCTGGCATTATCGGCAAAAACGGCGGGAGGAGCTGCTATTCCGGCTGAACCATGCGGTGCAGGCGGTGGCGCCAAGCGGTGGAGCGGTGCAAAAAATTGCGGTGACCATGCAGGAACTGCTGCTGGATACCGCGACGCCGACTTGGGGGGCTGGATACAGTTATCAGCTGGGGGATCAGGTGCGGTTTGGCGCCTTTGTCTACCAATGTTTGTTGGTGCATAGCGCATCCAACAGTTTTGCCAGCGATCTGGCGGCGCTGAAATGGAAGCAATTGGCCGCAGATGCCAGCGCGCTGGGCGCAGGGTGGCGCAGCAGCTTTTTTGTGACCAGCCGTGGCCAGCAGGCGGTACAGCACGCGATTGAACGGGCGCGGGCAGCGCTGGCCAGATCCCTGCGCGCCGTGCAGATTACCGTGCAGGCGCGTTGGGAGGATTTGCAGGGCGTGGGTTTGGATCACAGCCTGACGATCAGCGACCAACGCCTGCCGGGCGGCACGGCGACGGGCAAGGTGGTTGGTCTGCGTTTTTATGCGGATGGCGACAAGGGGCAGGCGTGGGCTGAGGTAACGATGGCTTGTGCGGTGGGGACTGGGGCGGCGCAACCAACGCCGGCGGCGGGCAGTGGCAGCTATACCGCTGATGGCTATGACAGCCTTGGCTGGCAGCCGCGTCAAAATGGCCAGTTGGCCAGTGTTAGCGGTATTGTCTACAACGATGATGTTGCGGGACAGCTTAGCCCGCAGGGATTGCTGTATCCCACCCAGCTGGATGCCCTGGATCTGGTGCGCAAAGTAACGGTGGTGAATGATGCGGAGCAGCAGAACGCCTATCTGTTGGCCAATCAGTATCCGCAGCGGCGCAACCTGCAGGCGGTGGTCAATGAGAAAAAGACCAGCATCAAGCTGGAACTGCTGGACCTGACCGCCGATGACCAACTGCGCCAGCAGATCACCCTGACCATTCCCAATGCTTGGAGTGGTCCTAAGCAAATTGAGTTGTAACCATCATCCAGAAAAGAAAGCGTGTGAGCATGTCAGAGCTGTTGTATATACAGGTTCCCCTGCAAGGGAAAACCCTGTCAGAAATTGGAATTTTTGAGGGCTACGCCAGTGTGTTTGGCGTGATTGATCGCCAACAAGATCAGGTGATGCCGGGGGCTTTTCGCAAAAGCCTGCTGAACGCTGAGGCCAATCGGGCGATGCCAAAATTGTTGTGGCAGCATGATCCCGCGCAGCCGATTGGGGTTTGGCAGATGCTGAAGGAGGACAGCACCGGTTTGTATGTGCGCGGGCAGCTGCTGTTGGATTTGCCGCGCGCGCAGGAGGCCTATGTGCTGCTAAAGGCTGGCGCGATGGACGGGCTTAGCATCGGTTATGAGGTGGTGCAGGCCAGCAAGGATCGCCGCAGCGGTATCCGCCAGCTGTTGGAGGTGAAGTTGTGGGAAATATCGCTGGTCACCTTTGCCGCCAACACTTCCGCAAGGGTTACCGTGGTGAAGCACGGGCAGGGGGATGGGTTGCCCGAAGCGCAATCGCCCCGTTTGTTTGAAAAATTTCTGCGTGATGCAGGATTCAGCCGCCGCCAAGCGGTCGCGCTGACCAATCACGGCTGGCCAGGCCTGAAAAGCTTAGCCAGCCAGCCGCGGGATGCGGCGCTACAGGACACAGAATACCGCCAGCTGGTCGCCAAATTGCGGCAGACGGTTAGCATTCTGCAATCCTAACACTTTTATCAAAACAACAAAGGAATGATGAGATGACGACAGTGTACAACAACGATGCCCCCACCGACGTGTTGCAGGTGGTGGATCAAATGAACCAAGTGTTTGCCGAGTTTAAAGCGCAGAACAACCAGCTGATTGCGCAGGTTGAGCGCAAAAATGCCGCCGATGCGGTAACCGTGGACACCGTAAACCGCCTGAACCAACTGCTGCAAAAACAACAGGACAGAATTGACAGCCTGAGCATCAGCGCCAAACGCAGCCCGCTGAGCCTAAACCAAGGTGGCTATGTTGGCTTGGCCGAGCAGGAGCATAAGGAGGCCTTTATGAGCTATCTGCGCAAGGGGGATGAGCTGGGGCTGCAAGGCTTTGAACGCAAGGCGTTGAGCAGCACCACCGATGCCGATGGTGGCTTTAGTTTGCCCAAGATTTTGGCCGATTTTATGATTCAGACCATTTTTGATACCAGCCCGATCCGGCAGATTGCCAATGTGGTGACGGTTGGCAATGATGCCTTTGAGGTGTTGGCGGATGCGACCGAGGCCGCGGCGGCCTGGGTGACGGAGGCGCAGGCACGGGCTGAAACCGCAACGCCCACCTTTAACAAAATCCGCATTCCGGTTCAGGAATTGGCGGCATCCCCTAGGGCATCGCAGCGTTTGTTGGACGACAGCAGTTTTGACATGGAGGCCTTTTTGGCGGCGGAGGTGGCCGGCAAATTTGCCAGACTGGAAAACACGGCCTTTGTTTCGGGGACGGGCACTGGCCAACCACGCGGTTTCTTAACCTATGCCGCTGGTACCGCCTGGGGGCAGATTGAGCAGGTCAAAACCGGTGTGGCGGGCGCATGGCCGGCCAGCAACCCCGCCGATATCTTGCTGGATTTGATGACCAAGCTGAAAAGCAGCTATCTGAACGGCGCGGCATGGGTGTTGAACCGCAACACGCTGGCCGATATTCGCAAGTTTAAGGATACCACCGGGCAGTATATTTGGCAGCCAGGTTTGGGAACCGCATCCAGCACCCTGTTGGGCTACCCCGTTTATCTGGCTGAGGATATGCCAAGCAAGGCCGCCAGCAGCCTTTCGGTTGGGTTTGGCAATTTTAAACAGGGCTACACCATTGTGGACCGCGTGGGGATCCGCCTGCTGCGCGACCCCTATACCGCCAAGCCGTTTGTGGTGTTTTACTTTACCAAACGCACCGGCGGCGATGTGGTGAATTTTGAGGCAATCAAACTGCTGCAATTCGCGGTGTAGTTGTTAAGTGCATAGGGGGGGGCTGAGCAGCGTTTTGCTTGGCCCCCTTTTTGTTTTTTGGAGGGAGCAAGGCGATGCCTATACGCACGTCTATCATTACGACGCAAAATTTTTCAGGCTACAGCGAGGCCGCTAGTCGGGATGAAAACCCCGATGCTGGCGTGCTGGACTTGGCCAATGAGCAGGGCAGTGATGAGGTGGTGTTGATCGATCCCTATGCCGCGCTGGATTTGCCCGCCGAAATCACGTTGCGTGCCGGTTTGGTTCCGGTCTATGTGGCCAGCACCAACAACGCGCAGGCGCAGCTGTTGGCCAATGGCGCGCCCAGCAACCCGGTGGCGGTCAATTTGTACCAAAACACCGGCCGCTTTGCCGGCAGCAATTTGGTGAATGATGAGGCCTTTTACGCGCAGGAACGCCAGCGCACCATTCAGGAGTTGCGGTTGATCTACAACAATCAGTTTAGCTGGCGCCCCTTTGGCAGCAATGTGGTGTTTAGCGGTTCGGGGGCTAGCGTTAACGGTTATCCGCTGGTGTTGGGCAGCGGCAACAGTGTGTACAGCAAGCCCTTTGCGGTGCAGCCAAGCGGTGGGTTGGCGACGCTGACCCTGTACTACAGCTACAACAGCGGCACCGCGCAATACGGCGCGCAGACCGACAGCGGTTTTGTTAGTAACCCTGCCCATAAGTTGGTTAGCCCAGTGGACAGCAGTTATAGCGGCGCGCCCAGCAGTTGGCAGGCGATTAAGCTTAGCAGCGGGGTTGAAACACTGTACAGCGCGACCCTGCTGAACCGGCAATTCTATCGCGCCTATGGCGGCGACTATGTGGTGGGGATGACCGCCGATCAGGTGCGGCAAAAATGCTTTCGCATCAGCGCGGTGGCCTATAGCACCAGCGGCAACGCCAACACCGAGTTTGACACGATGATGGGGGTGGTGAACGCCAGCTTGTGGGGCAGC